AGCTTCAAACAATTTCAAAACATCGAAGAGATGGTGCAGTATCATGTAGAAAATGGGATATCTCTTTTAGAAAATGTATTCAGAGTTAGTTCTGAACATTATTTTGAAACATTTAATAAAGCAGTTGGTGAAAATGATAAGTTTTAAACAAACTATAACCGAACAAAAAAATACTCATATGACTCATATCGAAGATAGAGTCATCTATGGTGGAGTAAAAGGTACACGTGAAGCAATCTTTGCTCTTAGAGATTTAAGAGATATGCTTGGTGGAACTAAGAAAGGAAATGTAAGTGTTAAATGGGATGGCGCTCCTGCTGTTTTTGCTGGTATTGATCCGAGTGATAATAAATTTTTCGTTGCCAAAAAAGGAATATTCAACAAAAACCCTAAGGTCTACAAATCTACAGCTGACGTTGATGCTGATACTTCTGGTGATCTTGCTGATAAGCTCAAGGACGCACTTGAATATTTGCCTTCACTTGGAATCAAAGGTGTTGTTCAAGGAGATTTTTTATTCAGCAACGACGATTTGTCCAGTCAAACTATAGATGGAAAAAAGTATGTCACTTTTCACCCTAATACAATTATTTATGCGGTCCCAGAAGGAACTGCAGCAGCCAAAGAAATCAGATCGGCCAAAATCGGAATCGTCTGGCATACTACATACACTGGCTCGTCTTTTGAAACGATGAAAGCAAGTTATGGTGTGGATACATCAAAGTTTAAAAAATCAAAATCTGTCTGGTCTCAAGATGCAATGTTAAGAGATATGACTAAAGTAACAATGTCAGAAAAGGATACGGAGGAAGTAAATGAACGTCTTTCGGAGATTGGGAAACTCTTTAACCAAATATCTAGTAGCACCCTTAAAGAAATTGAATCCAACGACGAGCTTTCGCAGACAATCGAAACCTATAATAACTCCTTTGTCAGGAAAGGCGAAATTATTAAAGACACTCGAAGACATGCCGACGGGCTCATCAAGTGGATCAAAGACAAATACGAAAAAGAAATCATCAAACGCAAGTCAGAACGCGGTAAAGATGCGCAAGTTAAAAAGAGAGAGGAAATCTTAAAATTTTTCTCTCCACAGAATAAACAAAACCTAATAAAGGTGTTTGAATTACAGAAACTAATTGTTTTAGTAAAATTAAAACTTATAAATATACTTAATAATATTAAAAAGATCGACACATTTGTACAGACTACAAAGGGATTTAAGACGACAGGTCACGAAGGTTATGTAGCAATTGATAGACTTGGTGGTGATGCGGTAAAGATTGTTGATAGAATGGAATTTTCATACAACAACTTTTCGCCAAATATTTTAAAGGGATGGGATAAACCAGGAAGAAACTGATGTTAAAATTTAAAGATTTAATTACTGTAGATTACGCTCCCGGTGAGCCTGATGAAATCAAATATAGGAGACATAGAAAAAGAAGGGCGATGGATGAAACTCCTGATGAAGCTCTGTCTATGGCTCAAAGATTAAAGAAAGCTCGTGATTTCAAAAGAAATCGTGCTAAGATTGCTCTTGGTAGAAAAAGAGCTGCTCGGCGTGTGGCAAGTAAAGAAGTTTTACAAAAGAGAGCAAAAAGAGCTGCCCGCAATAAAATCTTACTCAAGATAACAAAAGATATTCCTCGTGGAGAACTAACTATAGCACGTAAGGCTGAAATTGAGAAAAGACTTGATAAGCCTGAAATGAAAACACGTATTGATCGTTTGGCTAAGAAAATGTTTCCACTTATTCGTAAAGCAGAAATGCAGAGAAAAAGAGGCGGATCTTCTGAATGATTAATTCATTTTCCCAGTTTTTAGTAGAAGAAGAAAAGGTTGCTTATTTTGCCTTTGGTAGAATGAATCCGCCTACTATTGGCCATGGAAAACTTATGGATAAGTTGTCTTCTACTGCTGGTCGCAATCCTTATTTTCTTTATCTATCTCAATCTAATGATAAAAAAGATAACCCTTTAGAATATACTAGCAAGGTTAAGTATATTCGTAAAATGTTTCCAAAACACGCTAGACAAGTTCTTGTTAATAAAAAAGTGAAAACACCATTTGATGCTTTAACTGACTTATATGATCGTGGTTATAGAAAAATTGTTATGGTTGCTGGTTCAGACCGCTTAGATGAATATAAAGTAAGACTGAATAATTATAACGGTAAAAAAGGAAAGCACGGCTTTTATAATTTTCCAGATGGAATTCAAATAGTATCAGCAGGACAAAGAGACCCTGATGCCAAAGGTGCTGAAGGTGCTTCTGGAACCAAGCAAAGAGGTTATGCTTCAGATAATAACTTTACTTCATTTTCTCAAGGTTTACCTGATAAAATGTCTAATACTGATGCAAAGAAACTTTTTAATGATATTAGAAAAGGTATGGGGCTAAAAGAAGAAACAGAATTTAGAAATTCTATTCAACTAGAACCTATTTCTGATATAAGAGAAAAGTATATAAATGGCGAACTTTTTAATGAAGGCGATATGGTTGAGGTTAAAGAGTCGGGTGAGAAAGGCATTGTAATTTATAAAGGGTCCAACTATCTTATAGTTGAAAAAGAAGACGGCTCTGCAATGAGAAAATGGTTAGACTCAGTTAAAATGTATCAGGCTAAGAGCAAAGATTCTATGTATGATGATAGACCAGATTGGGGAACTGATGCTTCTAATAAAAAAGCCAGATCTATGACTCCAGGTCAGACTTCTGAAGCGGAAGATCCGGATATTAAAGATAGACCAGGCGTACAACCAAAAGGTTATTATGCTGGTATTAAAACAAAATCTACAAAACTTGCGAGAGCAAGACATTTTGCTAAACACGGTAAAAAAGCAGACGACGATAGAAGTGCTTATAAAAAAGCACCCGGCGATACTACAGCAAAAACAAAAACAAGTAAACATACTTTAAAGTTTAAACAAATGTATGGTGAAGATGCAATTAAAATTGCACAAGCCAAGATTGACAGAGAAAAAGAAGCTGATACACTTAAGCATGATAGAATGTTAGATCGAGCTAGATTAGCAAGAGCAAGAGCAAAGAATAGGGCAACAAAATGATTAAATTTAAAGCTTATATAAACGAAGACGCAACAGCGGGTCTTAAGAAAAAGGCAGAAAAATCTGGTATGCCTCTTGGTGTACTAAGACAGGTTTATAATCGTGGAGTTGCTGCTTGGAAGACTGGACACAGACCTGGCACTACACCAGAACAGTGGGGTTTTGCAAGAGTTAATTCTTTTGTAACTAAATCATCAGGAACATGGGGCAAGGCAGACAAGGATCTGGCTGCAAAAGTAAGAGGGTCAAAATGAAATCTATAGAAGAAAAATTAGCAGCAAATCAATTAGATAGACTAGCTAAACATTGGTCTGGTATGAAAGGTAAAAGAATCCAACCTACGGATGCTATTAAACTTTCTACTATGGTAGCAAAATTTGGTAAAGATGAGTTAGAACAACTAGCTGCTAAAGATATACCATTCCTTTCTATGGCTGCCATAAACAATCTTATGATTAAACATAATTATAATGCAGCTAAAATAAAAGGTCTTATGAAAGAAGATACCGAACTTCTTTATGATCTTTATATGTTTGAAGATGTTGATGCAGGAGAGTATGATTATGAGGGTGATATGGCTAAGACCCAGCTTGTTACTATCTCAGACGCTGCTGAAGAACTGCATGATATGCTAGAAGACGATGAGAATATGCCTGAGTGGTGCCAAAATAAAATTACTAAGGCAATGGATTATCTTGATTCTGTAAGAGATTATATGCTTGCAAAAGATACTGGAGAAGAACCCGGTAATGAGAATCCAAATGAATCAGTAAAACTTGATGAATTGGCCACTCCAGCAATGAAAAAAGCTGGTAATGAGCTAAGTGCTTATGCAAAGAAAAGTGGTGGCATAGATAAGGCTGACTTTATGAAAGCAGCAAATATGCTAACATCCGGTAAAGCGGGAATGCCTTTTATTAAGTTTGTTAACGGTCAAGATACTGAAGTATTTGAAAAGATTATTACAGTTATGTCAAAGCATATGGGTAGACAAACTGTTGAGAAAATGTTTAAAGTTAAAGTCCGTGAAGAAGTTGAACTTGATG